GATCAGATACAGTGAATTCAGAAAATCCTAATTCACCTTGTTTGAATAACATGAAAAATCCTGTGTTTTCAGATTGGTTGCCTTTGCCATCTGCTCTATATAGAAAACCTAATCTGTTGCCTGGCACTGGTGCTTCTTCATATATGTAATCTTGATTTCTAAATGTTGCACTTACCAATTCAAATGGCATTGGTTGTGAATTAATTGTTCTTGAAAATTTAAGCACAGGCACATCAACATTTGTTGTGGCAAATTTATATTGATGCGTAGTTACACCACCAATTGTGTCTTTGATAGCTGGTGATCCAAATTTTTGTGTGCCACTTAATGCGGCATTCATTACTGCTACAAATTGTTCTTGGAAGTTTGAATTTGTGGGATCGTTCCATGTAATTATTGAATTAGATAAGTCAGTACCGTTTGCATCTTGTACCGATTCTGTTGTGCTAATGCTGGTTATCTTAATAAGCCCAGATCCTGTCTGATTACGTTTTGGCACATAGCTTAATAATCTAGCTAGACGTAAAATTGAATCTCTGCGTTCGGCAGTGTCAATAAAATTTTCTCTTGCATTAAGATCAGTTCTGAAAGATAGATTCTGTCCAAGATAAGCTATTAGATCTATAAGTGCAATATATTCTGAGGACTCAATGTAATCATTAAAATCTTCTGGATAATTGTTTTGCAGATACTGAATCATTGTTCTGCGTAGTGTATCAAAATCGTATGATAAGAAATCACTTTGTTGGAAAGATCGATAAATCTTTTGCCAATCTTGTGATATCAATAAACTGTTCTGTCTATCTGTTGTGGCCATTTTTATGTGTGTATTTATTTTAAGAATTATATGCGTACTTATTAGTATGCAGACGAAACAGTTTGAGACTGTTCAGCTTGTACAGGATTAGAAGTAACAGCAAGTCCAGTTTCTTGGTTGAAGTCTAAACTTAATGATTCGCTTATGTTATAAGGCACATAGGTTATTTCAAGTGCTAAATTTAATCCATATTCTTCTTGCTGTACTCTTAGTGTATCAAGTGTCCATCTTGGGTCTTTATTAACAATTTCTATTACATCTTCTTCAACTGCCGTGCTTATTTCAGATGTGAAGGGTTCGAATAAAGTGTCATGAATTATTGTTCCGTAATTTGGATTTTCAAGTTTTTCACCTTTTTTAATATAAAATGCATTCAGTAAATCAGTTCTAGCGAGTTCATAATCATACAATGTGTTTGAATCAAAATCTCTATTGACTGTTGAAAATCCAACGTAAGTTTTAAGTTTATTCACAGTTCCTAAAGGATCTGATGTTGTAGTTTTTGTTAGTTTTACTTTTGCCATTTTTTATATTTACGAAATCCTTGTTGCATTTTGCAGTGCTATTATATTCCAGCCAGTGGATCCATATAGCAAGTGAACATTGTTATTTACACCAGTGAATCTCACACTTGTATATCCTACAAGGTTATCTGGTGTGATGAGTGCATTGCCAACACGAGCCTTCATTATGATTACTTTAACTTGTCCTTCTATACCATTTGCTAATGAATAGGAATCTGTTCCAGTAGTTGTAATAAATGTTACCCCTGTAGTTGTACTGATTGCTCCTGGACCAGTAATGTTTTGCACACTTTTATATAAATCTGCGTGTGTAAAATTTGCATCCAGTTCTGCATAGGTCAGTGCCGATCCTTTGGTGTCCCGTAGAGTTATTGTCATGTTGTTGCTCCTGAATCGTTGTAATACACTCCTACATACCCAGAAAAAGATGAGTCAGACGCTAATCCTGGATTTGGTTCAACATAGTTTGTTTCCACATAGTTGAATAAATTTTGTTCTGATTCACTGGGTGTGGTTTCAAACACATAGCACTGGTTTATCAATAACTGTTTGGCACTTGAATCACTTTCAGCGGCTATCTGGGCCAACAATGTTGCATAGTCTGGATTAGCCATTTGCTATAACATCTCCTGATCCGGTCTCTGCTCTATTGGCTACCCACGAACCGTGGCCACCTGTGGCGTCACCTTGACGATGGACTGCTTTGCCTTCTGCGAAAACGTTAGGTGAACCTGCTGTGGCAGGATCTGCACAGGCCGTTGTATCATCTACTCTAACCATTTTAGCACCATTTAGAAAAACTGTTGCGGCTCCTGTTGCATAAGGAGTCTTATGAAATGGATTAGGAGTTGGAGAAGCGTGTCCAACATGTTTATCAGTTCCTACTCTAACTATACCTGGCATGCTGTATTTAAGTCCTTGTACTCAGGTCATTACCTGCTTTTTTATCATTGATTGGTTCTAGATACTCTCTGTCTGTGCGATCTGGAGTTACAAATGACCTAGCTTTGTCTTCATGTAAAGGCCATTCTTCATGCACAGGCACTCTTTTCATTATGGATTCAAGTTGTAATGTTTTGCCTTGTGCGGTAACTGATCTTGCATCTGTTCTATATGGAAACACAAATTGTGTGTCTGTTTCCTGCATTTTGTGAGTCATCATTGCATTAATAGTTGCCTGTTCGGCAGTTGCACTTGCACCAGCAGTAGTAATAGACACAGTGCCAGAATTAAAGTTAATCGTGCCACCATCAATGTCTGTGCCTGCATTGGAAACCTGCAATTTTGCTGTGCTTTTTAATGAGGTGTCTTCTACACTATCAATATTGAATTTGCCTGATGTTTTTAAATTGAAGTTGCCTTTGACAGAATCTGCATCAGTCACTGCTTGTAAATTGATGTTTGAAGTGAGTCCATCATCTTTGTTTGCACTGTTTCCTGAAAGTAAGTCAACATCACCAGTTGCATGTATTCTTACATCTTTTCTTGGACGTACTACATCATCAACTGTTTCTGCAACTTGTGAAGCCCTTATATCTACATTACCTTGCACTGATTCCATTTTGAAATCATTGGTTACTTCAATTCTGCCTTCACCCCCAACTTTCACATGTGTTTCTGCTTTTGATTCCATTCTGATTGCACCAGTGCTCACAGAATCTAATTGTTTATCATGAAATGCATTTGCTTCAGAAGGCATACTGCCTACTGCTTTCATATTGATGTTTCTGCCAGCTTCAATGTTAACATCTCGATCTGCACGAAAGTTGAAATCGTTTTTGGTATGTACACTGACGGAATCTTCTGCAAAGATGTCTATCTTGCCGTCCTTGGTAAATTCTAGCCAAGTTTTGCCGGATGCCGAACCTATATAGATTAGGCCTTCTGTGTCATGCATGACCATTTGATGTCCTGTGCGTGTACGCAGTCTTATCAATTCGTTTGTTTTGTTGCCTACTATTTCATTGTTTATATTTTCTTGTGGCGTACCATCATCCATAACAAAGGTATGTCCACCTTGTCTTGAATTGGCTCTTTTGATAACTTTGCCATCTTTGTCTTGTATGGCACCATGAAAGTTGCCAACCGTAGGATCTTTTGATATTTGTCCTGTAAAGTCAATTGGTCCTGGTGTGGATATTCCAAACACCTGTGAAGGTGATTCTCTTCTTGCAGAAGATGATGTGTTACCACGTACATTGTCGTTGGCAAGTCCTTGTGTGATCAGTGTATCAACAAATGGATGCACAGGCTTACGAGTAGTGTCTGGTGTAGTTACATCAGATGCTTTGTTGTATTCAGTGACAGGAACATTTGCAATTTTTTGTTCTAGCAATTCTGAATCATAATCATCTGAATCTTCATCAATGTTTTTTAGCCTACTGGATGGATTGCCTGGTATCATGTTGTTCATGTATAAGTCCATTGGATATCCAATCACATAACCACGACTAAGATCTCCTTCTTCAAACATTACAGCACATTTGGTGCCTATGTCTGGCGGTGGCATCCACATGCCATATGATTTTTGTGTTTTGCTCCAATCATTCGAGCCTGGCACAGCTAATTCAGATGGCGTAACACCATAAAAAGGTGTGAGGTATCGGACAGTAATCCATGTGTTGGAATCATTTTGGTCTCCATCAAATGCATTAACAAACACTCTGATCCTGCCCATGCGTTCATTGTCTGCGGTTGCTTTCACTGTGGCAATGTATAGAGCATGACTGGCAACTCGGTCACCACCTGAAACAAAATTTTGTTGTGGTTTTTGTGTAAATCTTTCTGTTGCCATTAACTTTGTCCTATTATTTTATTGTCTGCAGTGATGTTGGTTTTGGTTTGTGGACCTACATAGTTTTGACTGTCTGGATTGTTTCTACCTGAGCCGCCTGCACCTGCCTGTACAAACTTGTTGAATGCTTGATTGAAATACCCATTTTTCCCTGTACTCATGCTTGTTTCGGCAGTCTTTTCTTTTTCTACACTGGTGTTAGTGTCAAAGGCGCCAGATGCTTTTGCATATTCTTCTTCTGTGTTGTTTTCAATGCTTTGTACATTTTCTGATTCTTGATGTCGCAGTCTAACCATTTGCAATCTTTGAGTGAATACTCCATCTTCAAAGTTACTTTCAATATCTATAAGTTGATAAAATCCGCTGAAGAATGATGTATCATATTTGCCTATGCCTTGCAGTCCAGCTAATCTACCTGACTCATCATCAATGTCTACAGGAGTTTTAAAATTAATTTTGAGATATACCATCCCGTTATTCATATCAATGGATCTATCTTCTAATTCAAATGAATTAGTTTCACTTGCTGTTAAAATATTTGGGTTGAAGTCTTCCTGAGCCAGATAAAAAGGATCACCTAATATAGTCATTTCAAGCAATAGCAAATCTGCTTCTGGATTTGAAAGTTGTTCTTTGATTATATTAGAAGCTCTGTACCCTGTGACATCTCCTCGTTCAGCGCCTTGTGTTGACCCTCTGTCATCTACATCAGATGGTTTTGATTCAACTGGCACCAATCCTTTGTCCATATTTCTC